AGTCTATTGACGTGAGTCATCAGGGTACGGTTGATGCTTTAGAATTTGACCCAGCTGACCTTGTGGACAATGGTGAACTGTCTCTTGACATTCACTTCAATCCGGACTTGACGCCGCCGACAGAACAGGTGAAAGAAGAAATCACAATCACCTGGCCAGCTGGCGCTACATGGGTCTTTGATGGTTTCGGGACAAACTACGAGCAGACGAGTGTCCTGAATGACAAAGAGACGGGTACTCTCAACGTGAAGGTATCAGGGAAAATCACGAGGACGCCAGCAGCCTAACGGCTGAAGGAGAGATATGGAAGCGGGAAGCGGGAATAAGACAGAGGCCGAGGCTCCGAAGCAGCTCACTCGCAAGGAGATTCTCGAGACGAAGGACTTCAGGCTCGAGCCGGTCGAAGTTCCGGAGTGGGGTGGCGTCGTCTATGTTAAGACGATGAGCGGAGAAGAGCGTGACCGTTTTGAGGATGAGCTCATAAAACGTAGAGACGATAAGACAGGAATTCCGAGCAGCGTAGTCGGCCTGAAGGTCTTGATTGTTTCGCTCACGGCTTGTGACGCAGAAGGCAAGCGGCTCTTCGGCGGCGACGGCGACGAGAAGAAGCTGGCGGCGAAGTCAGCGGCTGCGATTGACAGGCTGTGGGAAGTGGCGCAAAAAATGTCTCACCTGTCTGATGAGGCAGTGGAGGAACTGACCGAGGATTTTACCAAAGGCCGGAGCGCTTCTTCTGGTTCAAGCTAACACTCGCTCTCGGCCATAAGTCAGTGAAGGAAGCGCAGCGATATGTAGATGCTGCGGAGTATGGAGAGTGGAAGGCTTATGACCGGTTGAATCCGATAGGCTGGGAGCGCTTCGATATGCTTGCGGCGCTTGTTGCGATGGTGACGAATAACGTATGGAGTAAGAAAGCTCGCGATCTTGATGACTTCACGATAAAGTGGGGACCGAAGAAAAGGCTGACTGCGGCTGAGATATACAAGAAGGGTGAAGCGTATCTGGCCACACTGCCGAAGGAGATGGTGATAGATGGCAGCAACGATAGGGAAACTGGTCGTAACGCTCAAAGCTCGGACGGCTAAATTTCAGAAGAGCATGAAGCGTGTGAGCAAGCGCATCGGTGCTTTCGCATCGAATATGCGCCAGGTAGGGACTCGCGTGGCGAAGTTTGGAGCCTTGCTTGCCACGGCTGCGCTCGCTGGTATGGCCTTTTTCACTAAGAAGTCATTTGAGAGCATAGACGCCACTGCGAAATTCAGCACTCAGCTCGGCATCAGCATCGACGCGCTGCGTGGTATGAGTCGAGTGGCCGAATTGACCGGCGCCAGCCAGGAGACTCTCTTCAAGTCGCTGGAAAAATTGACGAAGGGAATCGGCGAAGCGAAGCAAGGTCTGGGTCAGGCGAAATTTGGCCTTGAAGCTCTCGGCATGAGCTACGAGGACATTATAGACTTGCCAATGGAAAAGGCTCTCGGCATTATCTCGGACGGAATGAATCAGCTGGCGACGCAATCTGAGAAGGCTTTCGTCGCATCTTCGCTCTTCGGTCGTGGCGGCATTCAGATGATGAATGCGCTGGCTCTTGGGAGTAAGGAGCTCGAGAGAATGGTGGAGCGCACGAAGCTCTTCCAGGGAACACTTAGCAAGATAGATGCTGCGAAAGTGGAAGAAGCGAATGATGCAATCTTCGATCTGGGCGCATCATGGACAGGCTTTTTCGACCGCGTGGCTGTCGCTACTGCTCCATTCGTGACGTATATGGCAGAACAGTTGACGAAGGTCCTCATTTGGTGGAGACAGGAAGCCAGCAAGCGCATCCCAGGCATAATACTGTGGTTCAAGAGCATCGCTGTCGGAGCGGCTACTATGGCTGAAGGCATCTGGCAAAGCGTGAAGCAGATACCGGCGAATATGGAAATTGCAGTCATAGAAGCCTTCAAGATATGGAGCATAGGGCTGAGCAAAATGAAGGCGGCCTGGCTGACATTCGCGGCTGTCTTCGAGACAGGCTGGCAAGGAGTAGAGCTTGTCATCGCTGATGTATGGAATAACGTGAAAATATCCTTCTTTAATGCGATAAGCTCGATAGGTGAGAAGCTCGCCGGTTTTTCGCAGTGGGTCATTGATACACTGCCTGGAAAGAACGAATGGGCGCAGGGTATGGTGGACGGATATAGGGAAGGGCTTGGTGCTGTTGATTCAATATCGGCTGACATAGAGAAGCGTGCGCAGGACCGCTGGCGAGGTTTCTGGAAAGCTAATGAGAGCGGCGCCATGCAATTCACGAATGACATGGAAAAACTCAATGGTGAGACAGAGGCGCTTCAGAAAATATTGACAGACAGGCAAGGAGCTCTTCTGAGTGGTGGTGGAGCTGGCGCCACATGGATTGACGACCTTTTTGCAGGTATCTCCGCAATAGACCTCGGCGGTGCAGGTGGTCCATTCGAGGCTGGTGGAAAGATGGCTGGCAAGGCATTTGTAGACGCTGCGAAATCATTCACTACGCCTGGCGCTATAGAGGCTGGCACAGTGGAGGCATACAGCGCGACCGTGAGAGCCAGCTACAAGAGCCTGGCTGACAACGGGAAGAAGACAGTAGACCAGCTGAAGGAGTCAAATAATCTTCAGAGGCAGACGAATAGGGAACTGGTCGCGATGCGGGTAGACCCTGGAGTGGAAACGAGGTCCTTCTAATGAGCGTCATAGTCAATGAGCTGGTAGAAGCGCAGACCGCTGTCTTGACACGCAACGGCTGGGAGCTGTCGAGGACTTGGAAAGTCACGCTCGAAGATCACATCTGGGGGCCGGAGGCTTCCGTGAATGCAGTGCGAGCCCAGGCAGCAGAGATAGGTGACGCGCATCCTCTGAATAGTTTCGTCTTCTTGAATAGCCTCACTCCGACACTCGCTGGAGACCGCCTTCACTGGGACGTGCGTGGGGACTATACAGCCGGCACTCTGAATATAGCAGCCACTCAGAATCCACTTGAAGCGCCGACTGAAGTGAGCTGGTCCACAGCAGCATACACTGAGCCAGTCACTGTAGATATTGATGGGAATGCTATACTGAATAGTGCTGGCCAGTCATTCGACCCGCCACTGACACAAGACCGGCATACCATAGTGGCCACGATAGCCTACAACAGCGAGAGCTATGACCCTGACAATGGTAGTCAATTCCAGGACCATGTGAATAATGAGCCAGCGACCATAGCGAATCTTCCGAATGTGCCAGCGAGGATGGCGAGAATTCTTGAGATAGGAGCTGTGCAGCATTTCTGGGAGGACATTTCCTACTGGCGTGTCACGGTCAAGGTCGAGATCAATCGAGCAGAATGGAATCAGGGCGAAGGCGATGAGGGGCAAGGATGGGACAAGCGCCTACTGGACCAGGGCATCTATGAGCTGAAGGAGAAGGATGGGGACCTGAATACAGTGAGAATCAGAACGGATGACGGCGAGGAAGTGACGGAGCCTGTGAGACTTAACGGCTTCGGAGAGAAGACCTGGCCAGCGTCGGCAGACTCCACCTTCCTGACATTCAAGACAGATAAGGAGGCAGATTTCAGTCAGCTGAATCTGGCAACGGTATGAGCCCAGGTGTCAATTTTGATCGAGCGACGGCAGACAGGATAGAAAGAGCGGTCCTGGCTGTAGAGCGTAGTCCTCTTATCAGCTCCGGAGCGCAGCGTCATAGAGCTGGTGGCCTCGGCCGGCTCTCTCTGTGGGAAGTCACGGAAGTTCAGACCACTCCGAAGACGGTCACTCTCCAGCGTGTAGACAATAGCGACATGGACCTGATAACTATTAGAGATCGTGAGGACATCGCTTATGACCCAGACGCAGCGCCGAGTGTAGGTGACAGGGGGCTTGTCATTCGTCTTGGAGATGGCGTACTCTTTTTTTTTAGGGGTGGTGGTGGTGGTGGAACGGTAAGCCTTATCAAGATAACGTCGGGAGGACCAGGAGACACTTACATCGGCAACGTGTATGGTGCGGGCAAAGATGCGACTGCTTCTGAAACAGGCGTTACGATCAAGATACTCCAGATTGCAGTTACTGATACAGTTCCTTCAGGCACATGGTTGATAGCGCATAAATTCGCTTGGGCTGGAACAGATAAGGGTGACTGGGACGCAGATGGAAACGCCCCAACATTGGCGAGTGGTGTTGGAAGTAGAGGCGACTACTATAAAGTTACCGTCGAGGGTACAACAGACTTAGATGGTATTGACAGTTGGGCTGTAGATGATTACGCAATCTTTGATGGTACTGAATGGACGAAAGGTAGTGACCCTGCTGATGCTATTTTCTCTGACTGGACTTGTGAAGTAGCAAGGGACTACTGATGAGTTACCTTGACCCGCAATCATGGACTGACGTGGATGCTGGTGGGAATCCGCTGAGTTGGTCATCGAGACAGGATAAGCTCATCTTCCCAGCGTATGAGATGCTGAGGATAGCAATAGGGGAGAGGGCGCATATTAAAGGGGAGTCTATACCGGCCTCACTACAAGCCCAAAGAGCGCCAGGCAAACTATATGAGCCTGACTTTTGC